CATCCGTACTTCTTGTCCTGCGCGGCCAGCATGGCGTCGATATCGGTGCCTTCTGAGTCGCCACCGAAAAACCCGCCCACGGCATCGCGCACGCCGCGAACCAATCCCGACAGCGTGCCGCCCTTCGACGGGTCTTGCCCAACGGCTGTATCAACTGCGCCCGCAACGTGCTCCACGACGCCGCCAAGCAGCCCTGCGGCGTTTTTGAATGCGGCCTTAGGGATGCTTGCAAGATCGCTCAGAGCGCCGCTAATGTCGCCCGATGCGATCTTGCTCATGGCGCTAATAATGGCCTGCAATACCGGCATGGATTCCAGCATATCGCGGCCAAGGTTGCGGAACCCCTCGGCCAGCGAATCCACGGACAGCTTGCCGGTATCGAGGAAGCCTTTTAGCTCCAGCCATTTACGGAATGCGCCTAGCGCTTCCTCCCAGCTGTTGTACCCGGTTAGCAGACGAACGAACCCGTTGGCCAGGTTATCCACTGACAGATCAGTGCCGTCTATGTACGCCTGGAATGCCTCCCAGTCGAACAGCGACTTGCCGCCCTCGGCCCAGGTCTTGTAGTCGTCATATAGCAACAGGAAGCCGGCAGACAACAGAGCAACGGCGGCAATCAGTGGCGCGAACGGGGCAAGCAGCGCCACGGCTGCCAGTGCTGCCTTGCCGAATGCTGCAACAGCTAGCACGCCAACGGCGTAGGCGATACCCTCGAAAACCCGCTTAACTGCGCGCTCATTGCGCATGAGGTAGTCCACAAAGCGCTGTGCGCCCTGCGTCAACTTGAGTAACAGCGGGACAATTGCGTTACCCAAAATGGTTTTCATGCTTTGCCAGTACGCACCAAGCATGGCCTGTTGACGGCGCAGCTCGCGGCTTGCGGCAAGCTCTTGCTCGGTACTGGTGCTAAGCGTGGCTTGCGCGTCAATCATGGCCTGCATGGCTTCGCGGCCTTGCATCAGTGCATTGGCCGTGTCGTCATCGATGCCCATGGCGGACGCAAGCGCGTAGCCCTGGCGCTTGTCCATGCGCCCGAACGACTCTGCCATGTCCAGCAGGATGGCGTTCATGTCGCGCACTTTGCCGTGTGCGTCGGTAACGCCTACGCCCAGCGCATTGAAGAACGGCAGAGCGGAGGCGTCACCCATAATAACAAGTTGCTGAATCGACTGGTTCAGCCCCTTCATGGTGTTCTGCATGGCGGCAGCATCGCCACCCAGCGCGGCGGCGGCGTTGCTCATCAGGGTAATGCTGCGGGCTGACTGGCCAAGGCGCTGCTGCATGAAATACAGCTGGTCATTGACCTTGGCGATGTTGGTCGCCAGGCGCTCAAGCACAACGCTGCTGCCCACGGCTGCGAACAGCGAGCGGATGCCAGACGCAGCAGACACCAGTGAACTAGACGTCTGCTTAGACTCCTTGCCGGTGCGCTCCATGGACTTCTGGACTTTGCCCGATTCGCGCTCGGCCTCTTTCGTCTGCTCACGGAACTTGCCTAATTCCAGCTCAAGCTCCATGACCAACTTATCGACTAGATGCGAACTCATTCTTTAAAGACTCCAGAAGCCCGTCGTTGTGGGTTGAAACGTGGTGAAACTCGATTAGATTGAAGGCGTCTTCTAGCGTTAGCTGTGTGTCCAGTTCGGCATACGTTGCAAGTTTGTGGTGCATGCAATAGTACGCCTCGCTCGACAGGTTCACGCAGCGAGCAAACGCCGCTTGATTCAGCGGCATCTGCACCCCGTCATGCTCGATTACCGGGTAACGCCTGCCTTCAAAAAATCGAGGTTCACCTTGATCGCCTCGATGCGCAGTTTCCACAAGGTTGCAATGCTGGTGATATCGCCGGCAGCGTGCTCGGTCGGGGCGATGATTGGCCGGGTTGCGCCGTCAGGCAGTTTCAGCTTGATAACGGTCAACAGCTCGTCAAGCAGCTCCTGGGCGACGTGCTCTTCAATGCCACCCAGCGCCTTCAATACCGCGTTCAGAATCTCGGCGATATCCAACATGCCGGTGAAGTCGCCAGAGCGCGCGCCATCCAAGCCCTTCAGCGCCGAAACATCAACGCCAGACTTCATGATGGCCAGTGCCGCACGGTTGGCCCACCGGTCGCCACGGAGCAGAGGCATCTGGGAAACGACGAAGGTCTTGCCCTCGTCGCTGCCCTCGGCAATCGTGACTTCTTTAGTCAGAATCGCCATCAGATGCTTTCCTCACCGTTGATTACCAGGTTGAACACGTACTGAGTGCCGGCCAGCAACTTCTGTGCGCTGGTGCCGCCGCTGTGCGAGACCATGAAGCCGGAAGCGTTCACCCGCTGGCCAGTGCTCGGCATGGTGATATCGAAGGTAACGCGCTCGGTCTCTTTCTGCGCGTTGCAGTAGGCGCGGAACTGCTCCATCTGGATGCGGCTGGCGCTGTTGGCTTCGAGGAAAACCGTAAAGGCGACCTCATGCGACACCCAGCCGCCAGACTGGAGGCCGTCAACGCCGATGCGGGTCTCGCCGTTGGTGGCGTCGCCGAAGCCAAAGGCGTTATCGGCCTGAAAGCCTTGGAGCTGGATCGGCGAGCTGAAATAGTTTTCCGTCGAAAACAGCACGACACTGTTCGCGGCGGTAATGGTGCGGGGGTTTTGTGCCATGGTCATGTCAGTGGCTCCTTATTGTACGTTGACGGATGCGAGGTTGACGCTCTGGACACTGCCGCCGTCTGTGTACCAGACAGTTTCTGGCATGCTGCCTCGGTTGCCGCGAGTCTGCGCGTCGGCGTCGTACACCAGATGCACCCAGCCCTTTGTCAGCAGGTCGGGGATAATGTCTTTGCCGGCCTGCGCGCGAATCACGGACTTCTGTTGCTCGCTCAGTGAATCAGGGTTGATAAGCGGGCGAATGCCGCCAAATCTGACCATTTCATTGATCGGATCAAGCGAAGCAGCGCGTTGATACGCCTTGCCGGTCTCGTTGTATGGAATGGACCCGTATGCCAGAAGCATCTGCATTTTTGCCAACTGCAACTGACTGTTGAAGTAAATCTGATTGATGTAGTTGTCCGCCCAGCGGAACTTGCCGGCCACAGCGCCGTTAGTCTGGAACTGGAAGCGGTCGTTAGCAGTGGCAAACGCTGCGTAGAACGTGTAGCCGTTGCTGATCAGTGCGGTGTAATCGGCTTCGTTTGTCACGTCAGCGGACAGACCAGCTTGGCTCATAAACATGATGTTGCGACGGCCATTCAGGCGCTTGAAGTCAATCGCAGCAATACCGCCACACAGCGCCGCGATCTTGTCGATGCCGCCGAAGTACGGCAGGGTGCCGTCCTGCTCGGTCTCGGTCAGCCACGCGCCGAACGATGCCGGGTTGTTGGCCACCAGAGCGCCGCCAGTGGTGTCCTGAACAACGGACATAAACCGGCTACGGCGCAGAGTAGTCCACTCGGCAATCTCGCGCTTAGTGTCGGCGTCCGGCTCAACCAGATCGGCAAACACTGCAAAGTTGCTGGTAAACCCGATGTAATAGCTGCGCGCCTCTGCGACGGTCATGGCGGCGGTGCCGTTCTCAGCCTGCGCGCCTTCTGCCTCACTCAGTCGCAGGACTTCTGCCATCGCGCCAGTGGCGAGAGTGATGGTCGCAGCGGTGCCGGTAGCCGTGGTGGTGATCTCAAACACTTGAGCGCTCGCCACGAACGCACACGAAGCCGGAGCGGTCGCAGTGGTCAGGGCGGTGGTGATGATCGAGGCCGCATCGCTGAAGCTGGTAGCGCTGGTCAGGTTCACGGTCAGGTTGTAGTTGGTGCCGCCAATGACCAGACCTAGCGCGCCGGTTTGCTTGATGTCGTCAAGCGTCACGCTGCGAAGGCTGGCCGATTGCAGCACGGCAGGCAGGGCAGCGGATTTGTCGCCGGCCATCCACAGTCGCTCAGGAATCTTGGTAGCGCCTTCATAGCCGAGGAAATAGCGCTCAGCGAACGCATATTCGTCGGACAACAGGCCGAACACCTGGCCGACTTCAGCGGCGCTGCCGAACTCTCGCACGCCGATGATGCGCGGCGAAGTAGTGGGGGAAATAAGCAGAGTGGACATAGACAGCGCGGTGCCGCCCGTTCCAATTGCGCTGGGTACTACACTGACAATGCGGTCAGCTGGGATCGAGTTGAAAGGCATCTAGCCACCCTCTTGGATTGGATTGATTGTGATTTCTGCGCTATCCGCAAAGTCTGTCTCTGCGTGAGTTACCACGGGATTGTATTGTAAAGCAAGGTCTAAGATATAGCGATCTTCGTACTGTTTGGAGTCGTTGATATACGGCATGCGCTGCCGAGACTGGACATATAGCGGCTTGCACTTAGTCAGGCGGTCGTATGCATAAGAGTTTCGCCACACCTGGGCAATGATCCTGCTGCGTTTCGGCGCCTCTTTGCCGTAGAACGAAAACTGCACGCGCGCCTCGACTGAGTTATGCACGGCGGCAAGTTCGGCGTCTGCGTCGTAATATGTGGACGAATAGTCCAGCTCTGAATCAAACAGCATGGCGATAGTTATCGCGTTATACGGCAGCGCGGCGAAGTTCTGCGTGTCGCGGATAACTTGCGCGGGCGTGGCATCTGGCAAAGTCGCCAGGATGAACTGGCGCAGTTCCGTGATTATTTCGTAGTGATCGTCACTAGAAGTCGCCATTATGTAATCCTCACAAGCAAGAGCCTTACCCACGTCCTGTACGACTCCAGCACCTTATCCACCGACCAGCGGACAGCCGCAGACTCGCCGTAGGGCGTGAACACCAGCTCAGACGCGCCACGCTCCAGCCAGCGCTGAATGGCCGTGATGCTGCCGTAGGCGTACACGGTGATGTACTCGCCCTGGCGGTCAACCAAGTTCAGGTGATCTTTTTCCTCAGACCCCAGCGACTGCGCCTGAATCTGAATCGAGTGCTCAACGAAGTTCGGCACTTGGTTGCCCTCGGCGTCAACCGTTGAGCCTTCGTTCACCCTCAGCACGGCTGCTAGGTTCGGGTTCACAAGGCTGGTCATGCCGTTGGCCATTGCGCGGACGTTAATCATCTGGGTTTATCTCGTAGCTGAATGAGTTGCGTAGGAGGCGGTCGGGGCCGCGTAGGGGTGCATTCCAGCCCTTAGCGGCTATGGTGCTCGGCGCGTTTGGCGGCTCTTCCCAGGTCATGACCGACATCTTCAATTCATCGGCCATATGCTCGCACACCAGCCGCATTGCCGTTTCCGCGTCGTGTTGCTTGAGCAGCGCCGCCATCATGGTCGGCAGCTTGTCGCGGTTGTCCGCCACGGCCTTACGGAAGAACGGGCGCGGCGGGATCGTCTCGGTGCCGTATTCGTTAATGTACCCAACTTCTGCAACGCCTGCGCCATCAGGATACGTCTTATCCTCAAGAATGCCGACACGCGCCTTAACCGCACGCTGTGCGGCGATTCGTTGCAGCTTGTCGGCCAGGCTCATTGCACATACGTCCTACGCACCGGCATGGGCGACTTGCCGAGGCGGTACAGGAAGGAGCGGTATTTCTTACTGATTTGCCAGTACGTCGCGCCGTAGGG